TGATCTAACTGTTGTCATCCAGACTAACATCACTAAGGATGATATAAAGATAGCTGAGATAGAAAAGGATGTTAAGTCACATGGGTCAGCTATAGGGGACTTAAAGAAGTTTAAACAACGTATGCTCATTGGTGTTGCCGCTATTGGTGGCACTGGTGGTATAGTAGGAGCCTTGACTACTGGTTTAGCTAATAAACTAGGGTTAGGTTAATCAACTCATATATACAAAGGAACATAATATGCCAATTACAATAAGCCCAAAAGGTAAAGTTAAAAAACATCCATACACTAAAGCAGGGAAAGCAGCAGCTAAAAAAGCAGCAGCAAAGCCGGGAGCTAAGAGAGTAAATCGTAAAGTTAAAGGCTACTAATATAATAAGGTAAGGTGCAAAAGTATGGCTGAGTTTGGAAAGAGAAGCGAAGAGTGTCTAGAGTCTTGTGATGAACGTATACAGCTAGTACTTAGAGAAGCAATAAAGCATTATGACTTTGCCGTAATTAAAGGACACAGAGGGGAGGATGAGCAGAATGAGGCATTTAGAAGTGGCAATAGTCAGCTTAAATTCCCACTTAGTAAACATAATCAACATCCTTCTAAGGCGGTGGATGTAGTACCTTACCCTGTTGATTGGGATAACCAAGCTAGATTTAAAACTCTTGCTCAGGTAATCAAAGGATCAGCTGAGAAAGTAGGCGTAGAGGACATACATTGGGGCTATGACTTATGGCAGTGGGACGCACCACATTGGCAACTAGGGAAATAACATGATACCATTTATTGGACCTGTAATCTCAGGAGTCTTAGGTATAGGTAAAACCTACCTAAACAACAAAGCTGAAGTCGCTAAAGCTAAACATGTTCGTAAACTCACTAGTATCGAAGGTGATCAGTCTTGGGAGATAGAGCAGGCTAAGAACCAATCAGGTAGTTGGAAAGATGAGTTTGCTCTAGTAGTAATCATATCACCATTCATAGCTATGTTCCTAGCCGCTGTATTCGGTAATACAGAGATGGTCAACAGAATAGGGGATGCCTTTATAATCCTTAAGACTGATGTACCGGGAGAATACTGGTATTTACTTGGTGTAGCATTTGCATCTACATTCGCAATCAAAGGTGTTCCATCTATGCTTAATAAAATTAGAGGTAAATAATGTCATACAGAACTATAGTAAATAAAGTCTTACGTAGACTTCGGGAGTCCTCTGTATCAGCAGATTGGATTGGTGATCTTGCGGGTAACACTGAAGTAGATGACTATGTTCAGTTGATTGGTGACTATGTAAATGAAGCTAAACTTAGTGTTGAGGATGCATGGAAGTGGACTACTTTAAGATCAGTAGTCACTATAACTACTTCAGCAGCCACTAATTCATACACCATTACAGGAGCTACAAACCGTAGTAAGGTTCTACAGGTTATAGACAATACAAACAACTTTACCCTGAAGTTAATGTCGGATGAACAGTTCTATGACTACAAGTTTATTGGTAATCAAACGGACAGTAACCCTATTGCATACAGGATCAACGGTACAACGATGGACTTCTACCCACAGCCCAGTGGTACATTTGACATTAAAGTACACATTGTAATACCTCAGACAGACCTTACAGAAGCCGCTACAGAAATGACCGTACCTGAACTACCAGTAGTCCTAGCTGCATATGCTCTAGCACTTGCTGAACGTGGGGAGGACGGAGGAGCTGGTGTAGGTGTAGTAGCCGCTAGGTTCGATAGTACCTTATCTGATGCAATAACTCAAGATGAGTCACGCACAGTGAATGAAACGGTGTGGTATGCCAGTTAAGCCTTTACGTCCCACACGATTAGACGGGTTAGGCTCTAAGGGGCTTAACACTCAAGCCAGTAGTTCTACTCTAGGACCAGAGTGGCTAACTGAGGCATCTAATGTAGTCTTTGACTTTCAGGGACGATTAGGACCACGTCGAGGTATTAAGGCTATATCTAAGACAGTGGCTGCACCTATTAAGTCTATTGGTGAATTCATTAAAGCAGACCGTACAACAGCTTACTACGTAGGCTCAGGCTCCGCTATATACTTACGTGATACCTCAACTGTACCTGAGACCTTAACGGCTCAAAGCTTTGCATCATCACCACAGACCATTAGTAACTCTAATTGGCAGTGGATAAACTTCAATTCAGAGTTCTGGGGTATACAGACAGGACATTCACCAATCAATCTAACGGGTACTACATGGACTGATGTAATTGACTTAGGTACATATCATGCCCCTACTGGTGTAACTACTTTTGATCCTAACTGTGCTTTAGGTGACTTCGGACGTATGTGGTACGGGGGTGTCACTGAAGACTTAGGCACTCTTTATTACTCAGATAACCTGATTGGTGAGAAGTTAAATGGTGGTGCGGCAGGGGTAATTGATTTACATACTGTGTGGGGACAGGATGAGATTGTTGGATTAGCTTCCTTAATGGATAAGATTATTATCTTTGGTAAGAATAATATAGCTATCTATACAGGTGCTTCAGACCCTTCAGCTATGGTACTAGAGGAATTAATCAAAGGTATAGGATTAGCTGGAAGAGACAATATAGTCTACATGGGTGCAGACTTGCTATTCCTCAGCTATGAAGGTCTACAGTCCCTCTCACGTATCACACAGACAGACGGTAAAGCTCCTCTGACTGACATGAGTATTGCTGTACGTAATACTTTAGCGTTCTATCTATCTACAGCGGACTTAACTACCATCAAGACAGTGTATCATAAGAAAGAAGGTCTTGTGATTACCTTGGTTCCAGACAGTAAGTTGGCCTATGTGTTTGACTTCTCCTCTGGACAACTACCTAAGATCACTACATGGAACTTTGCTACTGCTCCTTTGTGTGGTGTAAGTACAATAGGTGGTGATTTGATTTTTGGTTCAACTACTTATGTAGCTAAACTTGATGGATTCTCTGAAGTAGACATTACAGACACTACAGCAACTAACGCTAATCAGACTGCATGTGAAGCTGTAAATGGAGTATGGGATGGCTCAAAATGCTGGTCCAGTACAAACAGACTCTATAACTACACATGGTCTACAGCTTGGTTAGACTTAGGTGAACCAGCTGTAACTAAAATACTTAAGACTGCTTACTTCTCCTACACTGGCGGTAGGGGATCAGCTACGTCCTTAAGTCTCTATGTAGATCACGATTCAGTTACACCATTGATTAAGAACTTTAACTTAGCACCCGCTCAGGACTACGCAACTTATGGAGCAGCTGATTCATTCTACGGTGTATCTAAGTTTACATCTAAAGTTGGACCTGTAGAGTACAAAGTACCATTAGGACGTACAGGTAAAGTTATTAAGATGAAGATGGTTACTGAAGTAGTAGGCGATTATTCAAGTCTTGTGTCTATGACACTATTGACTAAACAAGGTAAGATAAGGTAAGGATATAAAATGGGCTTGTTTGATGCTATAATTGGAGGTGGTCTTAGCTTTCTAGGATCAAGAGAAACTGCTAGTGCCGCTAGAGATGCTGCACAGGCAAATGCAGCGGCGATTACACAGAATTCTAATGCGGCTCTAGATGCTGCACAACCTTGGAACGTAGGGTCTATTGGCGGTACTGCTACCTTTGATCCTGATAGTAATACCGCTATGATGGGATTATCTCCTGAGTTAGCCGATATATACTCAGGAGCTTTAAGTCGCTCAGGGATATGGGGTCAGCAAGCTGGAGCTTATGGCGCTGATCCTATGGAGGCTGCTAATACCTTCTATAATCAACAACAGGAATACTGGCAACCCAGAGAAGATCAAATGCGTACTGATGCTGAAACACGATTAATGTCTCAAGGTAGACTAGGAGCAACAGGGGGCGCTAGGGCTATGCAGGGGCTTGAAGAAGCTATCTTAGGCGGTCAACAGCAACGCCAAACACAGTCGCTTAATCAAGCTCAGTCAATGATTTCAACTCTTCTAGGGCGTGAAACAGGTGACATTGGACAGGCTACGGGACTACTTAATATTCCATATCAACTAGGTAAATTAGGTAGAGGATTAGGTGGGGATTTAGGACAACAAGCATCCGCTGGCCTAGCGTCACGTAATCAAGCTGCCGGGATGATTGGGCAGACAAATGCCATGAGTCCTTTAGGTAACACTTTAGGACAACTTGGCGGTCTATTTTTGAATAAAGGGATTAGCTAATTATGGCGTTTAGTGATGATCAGATAGCAGGTGCATTTGGGAGTGGTATTCCTCAGTGGTTAGGGGACTGGCTTATTAGCAACGGAGCCATGAATAACCCTAACGCACTTACGGGAAGCGACACTCAATACTCACCTAATAACGCATCACTGAGTGCATACACACGCGCACAACAAGAGGCTATGGGTCTGCATACTCCAGCTGTTGAAGGTTCTGGGTATTCTCCTACTGGTAACTTAAATCCAAATTCTGGAAGTATTCTAGACTATGGCAGACAATCAGGAGAGTTACTAAATAGTGCTAAAGGTGGTATATATGAACAAGCTAAGGGTATCTTCGATGATATAGGTAAAGACATTACAGGCATGTTTGATACTAAAGTTCTTGATGATCCTATGCAGAGCTTGATGGACGCTATGGGTTTAACTAATCCCAGTACAGAACTAGGCCCTTATGCTGACGTAGGTACAGGAGCTAGAGACTTTGGAAACGCCTCTCAAAAAGCATCTATGTTTTCTCCCATAGGCTTATTTGGTGAGGCAGGGGCTGGATTGATGGAGGGTAATGCGTTAAGTGATCGTATGGAACAACGTGGACTAGGTAGGCTTGGAGTCAATGATTATATTAATGCAATGTTCACTAATCAAGACTTACGGGGTATAGCTAATTATAAAGAGGCTGCATTTAATGCACCTGAGAACTTTGCTAAGATGGCTGATGTGTCTCAGTATGGGTACGGTGGTATGTTTGAGAATCTAACTGATTTCTTAGGTTCCCGTGGTAGTCAGAATATTGATAGTCTTGAGGCTCTACAGGCTGTTCAAGCAGCTGGAGGTGTCATACAGAATGGACAGATAGAATTCCCTAATTATCAATCTAATATCCCTGCCTCTTTTACCGCACCTTCTAATACTGATATATCTGAAAGTATGGCAGCTGCTATAGCAAACGCAGGTAACATAAGCGCACCTAGTGTTTATACAGGTAACTTTGATAATTACAGCGGTGGAGGCTTTGGTGGGTACGGAGGCGGTCAAGATGAAAGTGGTCAAGCAGATGGTCAAGATGATAGCGGCTATGGCGATGATTAAGTTTTACACAAAGGATTATATATAATGGCTACAAATAACTACCAAAACTTATTTCAAGGCGCTTCTATGCAGGACGTAGGGCAACAGATGGGTCAAGAGCGTGAAGCTCGTATTCGTCAAGCAATGGCAGATAACTTACGTTCAGGAGGTAACTATTACTCTTCACTTATTGCTAAAGCTAATGCACAACAAGCAGAAGGATTTAGAGGGATAGCAAGCGCGTTAGGGCAGAAAACTGGCATACTTAATGAGGACCCTAGGTTAGCTAAAGCTCGTACTAGAGATAAAGACAAAGGGGAGATCATGGGTATCCTTGGTGGTTTTTCTGATCCTAAGAGTCCCGGTGGTAAAAAAATTACTCAACAAGAGATGGAGATTGGATTTAGTGAACTTATGAAGCGTGGGTATCCTCAAGAGGCTGCATCGTTCCTACAGCAAGCCCAGAGTATGCGGAAGTTGGATATAGATTCGCTTGAAGCACGTAATAAAGGGAAGCTCTCAGGAAGTAAGCTGAAGTTTGAAGGAGATACTGTCAGAACTACTGATGGAGGTACTTGGACATTAGCTAAGGCCGAGGATGGTAGTTTAGTCCCACAGAAAATTGGGGGCGAAGGTGGTCCAGCGTTTAATCCAAAGGGTGCTGTAATAACAGTCAAAGGTAAAACACCTGAAGAAGAAGTAGATCATGCTTATAATATAAAGTCAGCTGAAGTATGGGCAGAGGAGAAGGGTGATTTACGTAAAGCTGTTGATAAACAAAGAACAGGCCTTGGATTAGCTAAACGTGCTTTAGAGTTACTACCTAAGATTAAGACAGGAGGGATAACTAAGATAAGTGATGCCGTTACTGATTTCTTTGGGATAACTGATGCTAATCGGGGTGAATTCACTAACGTAACTGGTGAAGTCCTTATTAACAAGATTGGAGAGTTTGGCTCTAACCCTACTGAAGGTGAACGTGCGTTTCTTGAACAGGTATCAGCAGGAATGCGTCAAGGTAAAAAAGTCAACGAAGCAATTCTAAAGCGTCTGGTTAAGATATATGGAGCTTCGCTTAAACGTACATCAGGTTACTTAGGTATGAACTTCACTGAGGTCAATAAAGCTAAAGCCGCTGAAGCGTCTGCTATGGCTGATGATGCACAGAGCTTGCTTGATGCTTGGGAGGCTCCTGAAGAGGCTCCTGTAGTCCCTTTACCAGAGTTAGGTGATAGGGTTATAGGACAGACATACCAATCACCTAATGGTCCTTTAACGTGGTCAGCAGAAGGATGGGTTAAATAATGGGAATGACGGATGAAGAGGCTTGGGCGGTCCCTGTTAAGAACAAGGCTATGTCCGATGCGGAAGCTTGGGGAACACCTGAGGTAAACACAGCACCACAACCTAGACAACGTGAGCGTCCTATGATCATGCCGGGAGGTATGGGGTTCCCCTCTATGCAGCCTGAGCAAGCTATGAAAGTAACCCCTAAGATGGCAGGGGACGCTACACTTGGTAACGCAGCAATGATTCTAGGTACAGCGGGATCACTGACTCCTGCTCCTATAGTTACTGGTGCATTAGCCTCAATGGCTGGAGGTGCTATTGAAGAATGGTATGAGGGAACAGATGATCAATGGGATAGAGCATTTAAAGAAGGGGTGTGGTCTGTAGGTATTGATTTAGGTTTAAAGATGGTCCCTAAACCAGCAATGGCTGCTTGGATATTAGCACAAAAAGCACTAAAAAGATCACCTAAAGAAGCCGCTAAAGCCACTAAAGCTGAGTTTGCTAAAGGGGAAGCGGGGGCGTTTGGTTCAGCTTCCTCTAAAATACAAAGCCAAGAGATAGCGGCTGCAAATGACGCTACAATTTTAAAGTTCCAATTAGGTAAAGAATTTAGTGAAAGCACTGGAAACGCTCAAGCCGTTGCTGAAACAAGTCTCTTAGGTAGAGATATATTCCAGAAGAACTTTAACAAGATCAACGATATTGTACAGAAGCGTATGGATACTTTGTTTCAGAATAAACAACTAGCTCCTGATGAATTAGGACAAAATTGGTACGATGCAACTCAACAGGCCCGTAGTCTTAAGATTGTGCAATACACTGATGGTCTAATTGAGCAAGGTAAACAATTAGGTAAATCAAGTATAGAAATAGCCCCTATACGTACAGGGTTAGAAAACTTCATGCGTTATGGTAAAAGTGGAAAACCGGGAAGTC